TCACCGACTGGCAGTACGACGAGGACACCAAGAAGCTGCGGCACAACACCGGCAGCGCCCGCGTCACCGTCAACACCCTGTATTCGGCCCTCATGGATCTGGCCGACGACGCGGGGTTCATGGACTCGTCGGTGCCCATGTCGGCGCAGACCCCGGTGGAGTACACCCTCATCAACGGTTGGCAGTTCGATGCCGACGCGGACCTGGGCTATCTGTACGGCGGCTCGATCGTCGTGCAGAAGGCCACCACCGACCGCGACGTGTGGGCCAACTTCTACACCCTGGGCACCATCGAGGCCGATGCGGTGATGTACCTGTACCAGAACGGCGCGCTGGTGGCCTCGCATCCGGGCTACACCGCGGGGCACATCGACCAGCTCTGCAAGGTGGTGGCGGCCGGCAGCGACATCAGCACCGACAGCATTGCCCGCGCGGTGGCCGTCTTCGCGCGCAACAACGCGGCGGCCAACGCCGACCTGTACGATCACTTCGTGGCCCAGGCCAGCGCCACGGGCGGACGCAACCCGGTGCCGATCGCCACCGCGCCGGACACCAACGACGACGGATCGGGCAGTGGCGTGACCGGGGTCACGCTCACCTTCGGCGCCACCAGCCAGGACATCGGCGACGGCAACGGCAACCAGCCGTACAGCGTCATCGTGGACGGTGGCGGCAACTCGGTGCTGGTGGTCTACCGGCGGCTCAAGTTCCTGACGCGCCGCGAGAACACCTCGGCCGTCGGCTCCGGCACGTCCGTGCAGGGCCGCTTCTACCGCGCCGCGAACACCGCCTACGCGGAGATCAAGGTCTCTCCGTTCGGGTCCTTTGCGGGGGGCAAGCTCTTCGGCGCCCGGGGCGTGTGGCTCACCAACGTCAGCGACCCCAACAACCGCAGCCTGGTCGACAACAACAACGTCACCCGCACCCCGCCGGTGCAGATGACGGTGTCGGTGACGGGGGTGGCCGCGAGCGACCGGGTGCTGGTGGCCCGCGCCACGGCGGGCGTCATCAACAAGGCCCAGTTCACTATCTTGTCGACCACCGCCAGCTCGGTCACCGTCACCACGACGCCGGCCGCCGACATACCCACGGGCGCGCACGTGCTGCGGATCGGCGACACCCGCTACACCTACACCAGCCGCAGCGGCGCCGTGTTCAGCGGCGTGAGCCCCAGCCCGAGCGGCGCGACAGGCTCGCTGTGGGTGCCGATCATTGACGACGCGGCAGCCGGCACCAGCATCGCCTCGCCGGCCATGACCTACGCCGCCGACTTCGACGTGGTGGCCCGGGTGCGCAAGAAGTCGATTCTGCCGTTCGAGAACACCGCCTCCGTCACCAGCACGGGCGCATCCATCGCCGCCATCCGCACGGCCGACACGATCGTGACCTGACGTGTCGCTGACGTTCGACCACGTGGCCAAGCGCATCGGCGTGCCGCAGGCCGCGGCGCAGCCCTTGAGCCTGCAGGCGCTGATCAACGCCATCCGGGAGGAGGAGGCGACGGTGCGCGGCATCTGCTACGAGCAGATCGCCGACGCGACCGGCAAGGCCGACCTGGGCGGCGGCGTGCTGACCGGCATCACGCTCAACCTGCGCAGCAGCTGGGCGCTGCAGTTCGAGGCCGGGGCGTACCAGGCCACGGTCAACGGCGGCAACCTGGCCGACGCGCTGGCGCGCATCGCCAACACCGGCAGCCCGCAGGTGCTGGTGCAGTCGTCCGCGGCGGCGACGGTGGTCAACGGCGAGGGCGGCACCGGGCCGACGGAGGGCGCCATCGCCGCGGCGGTGTGGGCCAGTGCCGGGCGCACGCTGACCGGAGTCACGCCGGCCAACGTGAAGCAGGTCAACGACGTGCCCATCGCCGGCACCGGCGCCTGGCCGGCCGACCCGTGGAGGCCGGCATGAGCGCCTGGGGCCAGGCCTGGGGCCTGTCGTGGGCCAGCGCATGGGGCGAGGTCTTCCTCGGCGGCGGCGCCCGCCGCGAGGTGGTGCGGCTGCACAGCCCCATCTGCACCACGGTGCAGATGCCCGCGCCGCTGGGCTGACGGCCCACCCGGCACGACCGACCCGAGGCCGCCGTGGAGACCGTGACCCTGCCGTCGCCCATCGCCGCCGTCGTCGCAGCCGCCAGCGCCCTGTGCGTGCAGCACGCCGCCGCCAGCCCCGTTACCGCCACCCTGCGGGTGGCCAGTGCAGTGACGCCGTCGGTGACGCTGGCGTCGGCCATCGAGCTCGAGGAGACAGCCGAATGAACAAGGTCTACGTGGGCGACACCGGCACGGTGATCGTGCTCGACTGCGGCCAGGATGTCAGCGCCGCCACGGTGCGCAGCATCGAGGTGATGAAGCCCGACGGCACCCTGCTGTCGTGGTCGGCCGCGCTCTCGGGGACGAATGCGATCGCCTACACGTCGCAGGCCAACACCTTCGACACGCCGGGCAAGTGGCAGCTGCAGGCCAAGGTCACCCTGCCCTCGGGCGTGTGGCGCGGCGCCACGGCGCGGCTGGTGGTGTATCCGGCGTTCGGGTAGGGCGCAACGGGTCGGCGTGAGGGGCCAGGCGGGGGCGAGCCGAAAAGCGGGCTCAGGAGCCTTCGGAGGCGGGTCAGGCTACCCAACCATCCCCCCGACCCAGTTACCCCCGCTGACCCCCCAGTTAACGCGGCCGTAACGGGCTGCAAACGGCACTCTCGCTGGCGGCCGAGCCTCCCGGGCGCACCCGCCACAGCGCGCACGTCGCCACGGTGCAGTTCTTGGCCTCGCGGATCGTGGTCAGGCCGCATCGACCGCCCTGACACTCGTGGCAGTACCCGCGGATGGCAATAGGGCGGCTGCCTGGATTGGCCAGCGCCTTGCCGGCCGCGTCGTTCCGATGCAGGCCCTGCAGGTCGATCTTGCGGCGCTGTCGCCGCGGGGCCTTGGTGGCCTCGTCCTGGTAAGGGCGGACCGACCAGAGCGGACACCTCGGCGTCGCGCAATTCGCGATGCGTACTGTGCCGCCATCGTCGTCGTCGCCGCTGACGCACTGCCAGCACCGCGCGCGGATCGCCAGCGCCTGGCTGGGCCGGGTCGCCGAGCCGTGCTCCGGCTGGGCCATCACGGCGTCGTACTCCGGGTCAAGGTGCCGATCTTCGACGCTGTCGGCTACGGCAGCATCGTGTGTCTCGATCAACCAGCGCTCCCATCGGGTGCGCTTGGCCGCGGGCGCCTCATTGCGCACGATGGGGAAACTGCCTCGGGTGGTGCCGACGATCATTGCGCGGCCCTCCTCTCGGCATGCCACGTCGCCGCGGCGGCGACATCCACCAGCGGCGGCGCGGCGGCATCGAGCTCGTCGCCGATCAGCTCGATCAGCAGCGCCAGCTCCGAGCGCGGCACCAGATCGAGCGTGGGGCGGGCTGCGCCGGGCGGCGGGTCGTCGTGGCACAGCACCAGGGTAGCCAGTACGCGCAGCGAGGCGCCCACGCGCGTGAGCCGGTACGAGAACTGGTCGACCTGGCTGCGGCTGATGCCGGGCTTCCAGGGGCTGCCGTGGACGGCAGGCGGGTCGGATGGATGGGACATGTGCTCGGATCCTGTTGAGACGGAGAGGATCCACCCGATGCGCTTTCTCGACGCACCGGGTGGGCGGGGTGTAGAAACTCGTCCAACAGCCGAGCCCCAGACCTTGCGGCGCTGGGCACCCCGCCCGAAACTACGCATCCGGGCAAGCGCAATGCCTCCATTGACGGTGGAGGCAGCCGGTTGGCGGTGTTTCTAGCACCGGGTCGAATCGTACCGCGCACTGAGCCGACTTTCGTGAGTCCACGAAAATGGTCGCCGCCGGTGGCGCGGGGCTTAGCACGCTAAGCCGACTGCTAAGCCGGTCGCGCGCGCGCGACCGCGCATCCTGGATCTGAAGCGCGCCCCCATGACGACGCGGGTCGCCGCGGCCGACAGTGCGGGGCATGCCTGGCGCCGCACCCGCTTCTGTATCCGCTGCCTCCGGCGCCCCGGCGCCTGAGGGCTGCATCGCGCATGCGGCCACGCTGCAGTGCTTCCGCGCCGGCACGCATGTGTCGATGGCGGGCGAGCAGATCACCTTCACCGCCGCTGACCTGGCCGCCACCGCCGGCGCCTACGACCCTGCGCTGCACGAGGCGCCCATCGTCGTGGGCCACCCGCAGCTCGACGCCCCGGCCTACGGCTGGGTGAGCGGGCTCGCTTACCGCGACGGCGCGCTCGAGGCGACGCCGGTGCAGGTGGACGCCGAGTTCGCGAACATGGTCGACGACGGCCGGTTCAAGAAGATCAGCGCCGCGTTCTGGGGCCCCACGGCGCCCGGCAACCCGGTGCCCGGGGTGTACTACCTGCGGCACGTCGGGTTCCTGGGCGCCGCCGCGCCCGCCGTCAAGGGCCTGCGCCGGCCGAGCTTTGGCGCGGGCGAGTCCGAAGACGGCGTGGTTGTGTTCGGCGCCTGGGACGAGACCCACACCGCCAGCCTGTGGCGCAGCCTGCGCGACTGGGTGCTCGGCAAGTTCGGCCTCAAGGACGCCGACGCCGCGCTGCCCTCGTGGCGCGTGCAGGAGCTCGAGCGCATGGCCACCGACAGCATGCGCGAGGAGGCGGCCACCGAGGCCGCAGAAGTCACTGCCGCCGCAGTTTCGCCGCCGGCGTTCGCCGCCGCCGCCGCAAGTTCGCAACCGGAGATCACCACCGTGACCGATGCCGAGAAGCAGGCCCTCGAGGCCCAGATCGCCAGCCTGCAGCAGCAGCTGGCCACCCAGGCCGCCGAGGCGCGCCGCACGCGCATGGCCGCGGCGCACGCCGAGGCCGTGGCCTTTGCCGACGGCCTGGTCGCCCAGGGGCGCATGGCTGCCGGCCACCGCGACCTGATCGTTGCCGTGCAGGACACCGTGGCCGAGCAGGCCGAGACGGCCGGCGCCGCGGTGCAGTTCGGCGAGGGCGAGGCCCGCGCGCCGCTGCTGCCCGCGCTGCGCGAGCTGCTCGCCGCCCTCCCGCCGCTCGTGCCGGCCGGGCGCCTGGCCACCGGCGACCGCGCAGCGCCCGGCGCAGGCGCAGGTGCCGGTGCGGAAGCCGTCGCGTTTGCCGGGGCCACATCGCCCGACCGCCTGGCCATCCACCAGCGCGCGCGGGCCTTGATGCAGGCCGACCCCAAGCTCACCTACCTGGCGGCCGTGCGCGTCGCCGAGCAAGCCGGCGGCTGACCTGCCGGCGCCACCCCTTCACAACAGGCCCACGCCATGAGCTACCAGAACACTCCCCTGCTGACCCTGTCCCGCACGCTGTCGGGCACCGTCGCCGCGCATCGCTTCGTCACCATCGGCGGCGCCCAGGCGGGCGCGGATGCCGTCACGCTGGGCGTAGCGCAGACCGCCGGCGTCTCCGGCGCCGTCGTGCCGGTCGATGTGATCGGCACCACCATCGTCGAGAGCGGGGCCGCCATCACGGCGGGCGACACGCTCGAGAGCGACGCCAGCGGGCGCGCCGTCACCTGGGCCACCTCCGGCGCCAAGGTCGGCAAGGCGCTCGAAGCGGCAACGGCCGCCGGACAGTTCATCGAGATTCTGCTGCTCGATAACGCCTGACCCACGGCCTGATCCACACCTCGAGGAGATCCCATGCCTGTGATGACCACCTCCGCGGCCCGCGTCACCGACCCGGTGCTGACCACTGTAGCCCAGGGCTACGTCAACGGCGCCATGGCCGGCATGTCGCTGTTCCCTTCGGTGCCGGTGCCGGCCCGCGGCGGCAAGATCGTCACCTTCGCCAAGGAAGACTTCCGCCTCTACTCGACCCTCCGGGCGCCGGGGACGAATACCAAGCGCGTGACGTTCGGGCACACGAGCGGGTCCTACGCGCTGGAGAACCACAGCCTGGAGGGCGTGGTGCCCTTCGAGCTGATGGACGACGCGGCGCGCGTGCCAGGCATCGACATGGGATCGGCCGCTGTGCGCAAGGTGCAGAACATCATCGCGCTGCGGCTCGAGAAGGCGCAGGCCGACATCGCGACGACCGCCGGCAGCTACGCGTCCACCAACAAGACCACCCTGTCGGGCACGAGCCAGTGGAGTGACCACACCAACGGCGTCAGCAACCCGATCGCCGATGTCGATACCGCCAAGGACGCCATCCGCTCGCAGATCGGGCGGCGCGCCAACACTGTGGTGATGGGGGCCGCGGTCTGGACGAAGCTCCGCGAGCACCCGAAGGTGACCGACCGGGTCAAGTACACCGGGCGCGACAGCGCCACGCCCGATCTGCTGGCCACGCTGTTCGGCGTCGAGCGGGTGCTCGTGGGCGATGCGATCTACGAGAACGCCGCAGGCACCCTGGCCGACGTGTGGGGCAAGTTCGTCGTGGTGGCCTACACCGAGCTCGGCAGCCTGGGCGACATGGGCGCGCCGACCTACGGCTACACCTACCGCCTGGGCGGCTACCCGCTGGTCGAAGAGCCCTACAACGACCGCAACGCCAAGAGCTGGGTGTACCCGGTGACGGACGAAGTGGCGCCCGTCATGGCCGCCGCGGCGGCCGGCTACCTGATCAGCGCCGCGGTGGCCTGAGCATGGCGCGGGGAAAGACAGCCACTTCTCCCGCCGTCGGCGCGCCGGCGGCGGGAGAGGTGTGGCTGGTCGACCTGGTGGCGCTCACGCGGGTGCGCCACAACGGCACCGACTACGCGCCCGGCCAGGCCATGCGCCTGCCCGAGGCAGACGCCACGGCCCTTGTGGCAATGGGTGCCGCCGCCGAGACGGGCACCGCCACCGCTGTGCAGCCTGCCGACCTGGCCGGGTCCGCGCAGGGCTGAGCGCTGACGCGCCAGGCCGCCGCAGCCGACCCACATGACCTACGCCACCCAGCTCGACCTCGAGGACCGCTTCGGCACGACGGAGCTGGCGCAGCTGACCGACCCCGACGCCGGCGCCGTGATCGACACCGACACCGTGGCGCGCGCGCTGGCCGATGCCGACGCCGAGATCGACGCCCGCCTGGCCGTGCGCTACGCACTGCCGCTGGCCAGCGTGCCGGCGGTGCTGGTGCGCCTGGCGGCCGACCTAGCGCGTTACTTCCTGTGGGACGCGCGCGCCAGTGAACAGGTGCGCAACCGGTACAAGGACGCCGTCGCGCTGCTCGACAAGATCGCCAGCGGCGCGGTGGAGCTGCCCGCCGCGGCGCCGCTGCCGGCAGCTGCAGGCGCGGTGGCGGTGGCCGTCAGCACGCCCGCGCGGCGCTTCGACGACGCGAGCATCGGCGCCTTCGACCTGCCGTACTGAGCCCGGGGCGCGGCATGGATGTCTCGGCGATCATCACCCGGCTGCGCGACCAGCTGAGCGGGTTCGTCGCCATCGGCGGCGCGGCCGAGCTGGACGCGGCGATCGAGAACACGCCCGGCACCCCGGCCGCCTACGTGCTGCCGCTGGCCGAGACCGGTGCCGAGCCCGACCTGCTGGGCATCTACCGCCAGCGCCTCACGCACGAGTTCGCGGTGGTGCTGGTGCTCGGCAACCTGCGCGACCCGCTGGGCGCCGCTGCATCGATCGACCTGGCTTCCAAGCGCGGGGCCGTGCGCGCCGCGCTGGCGGGCTGGGCGCCCAACGCCGACGGCGAGCCCGTCATCTTCAGCGGCGGCGCGCTGCTGATGTTCCAGGAACAACGGCTGTGGTGGCGCGACGAGTTCCGCGTCCGCAGCGAGTACAGGAGCGCCTGATGCCCACCCGGAAACTCGTGACGACGGTGGTCGACGCGTTGCCCGTGCGCCTTGCGCCCAGGCGTGGCGTCGAGCTCAACCCCCCATGCGGCGGCCGCTGGCTGCGCGACGCAGACGGCGGACTGAGCCCGGCCGACCAAGAGACCGCGGCCGCCGCCGGCCTTGCCTGGCCTGCCGCTGATGACACCGAACCGACCAAGGATTGACCATGGCAAACCGCATCGTCCGCAACACCGCCATCCTCCTGAAGGAGGAGGTGACCTACGGCGTCGACCCGACGCCCACCGGCGCGGTCAACGCGCTGCTGGTGTCGAACCTGAGCATCAATCCGCTGAACGCGCAGAACGTCGACCGCAACATCATCCGGCCGTATCTGGGCGGATCTGAACAGCTGCTCGGCACGCGCTACGTCGAGTGCGGATTCGACCTCGAGCTGGCCGGCGCCGGCACCGTCGCCACGGCGCCGGCCTGGGCCGCCGCGGTGCTGTCGTGCGGCTTCGCCCAGACGCTGACGGCCACCATCCGCGCCGACTACACCCCGGTCAGCACGGCGTTCAAGAGCTGCACGATCTACTGGTACGACGACGGCGTGCTGCACAAGGCCACCGGCTGCCGCGGCACGTTCACGGTCAACATGCGCGTTGGCGAGCGCCCGGTCGCCAGCTTCCGGTTCACCGGCATCTACTCGACGCCGACCGCCGCCGCAAATCCGTCCGTGACGCTCACGTCGTGGAAGACGCCGATGGTGGTGACCGACGCGAACACGCAGGACACCACCTTCGGCGCTACGCACTCGACGACCTTGGCGCCTGCCTTCACCGGCGGCACCGTGTACCCCAGCCAGGGCATCGAGCTGGATGTCGGCAACTCGATCAACTTCACGGCTCTCCTGGGCGGCGAGACGGTCGACCTCACGCAGCGCAGCGTGACCGGCAAGGTAACGCTCGATCTGACCGCGGCGCAGGAAGTCACGCTGACCTCGGCAGTCGAGGCCGGCACCACGCAGACCCTTGGCCTGTTGCATGGCACCGTCGCGAACCAGAAGGTCGGCCTGTGGATGCCGGCCGTTCAACTGATCAACGTGCAGAAGGCCGACGTGAACGGAAAGCGCATGGTTTCCTTCGACCTGCGCGTGCTGCCGTCCGCTGGCGACGACGAACTCCGCATCATCACGAGCTTCTGAGCGCGCATGTTCAAGCTGATCGTTTCCGACACGCTCGTCATTCCTGTCGATGGCGTGGTGTACGTCGACGGCAAGGAGACGCCGATCTCGTTCGAGCTGCTGTGCAAGCGCAGCACGGCCGAGGAGATCCGGGTCGACCTGGCGCCGAAGGACGACGAGGAGGTCGACCTGCGGGCGTTCCTGCGCGGCCGCATCACCGGCTGGCGCGGCGTCGCCGACGAGGCCGGCGCGGCGCTCGAGTTCGGCGATGAGGCGCGCGAAGCGCTGCTCAACTTCCCCGGCGTCGCGGCGCTGGCTGTCACGTCCTACGTCACGCACTGCGGTGCGAAGGCGAAGGAAAAAAACTCGCGGAAGTAGCCCGACTGATGGCCCTGGGCGAGCTGCTGTCACAGGACGAAGCGGACGCCAGGGCCGAGGAGGACGCCGCTGAGCGGGCGCGGGCACTGGCAGCCTTCGGCATGCGGCTGGAAGACGAGGCGCCGGCGCAGGAGCTGCCGGGCTTCCACCTGCTGCCTGAGTGCGTGCCTGTCTTCCAGCTCTGGCGCAACGTCCAGACGCAGTGGCGCGTCGGCATGATGGGGCCGACTGGCCTGGACTATGCCGGCGTGGAAGCCTACATGCGCATGGCGCGCACCCAGCTGCGGCGCGAGGCCGACACCATTGAGCTGCTGCGCGCGATGGAGGTCGCCACGTTGAAGGTCTACGCCGAGAGGCGCGCGGAGGCTCGCACATGACCACCGGCATCGGCATTCGCATTCGGGTCGAAGGCGCGCCAGAGGCCAGCGCACAACTCGGCCAGGTCGACGCGAGCGTGCGCCGCGTCGGGTCGAGCGCTGGTCAGTCCACGACAGGCACCGACAATCTGGCCCAGTCGTTCGGCAGGCTTCGGCAGCAGGCTGTCGGGCTGGTCGGCGCCATCGGAGCCGGCGTGCTTGCTCGCGAGTTCATCGCACAGGCCGACGCGATGACGCTTCTCGATGCGCGTCTGCGCAACGCGGTTGGCACAGGCAAAGCATTCACGCAGGCGCAGCGCGACATCTTCGAGATTGCGCAGGCCAACAACGTCGGCCTGCGTGAGACTGCGCAGCTCTACACACGCCTCGCGGCGCCGGTGCAGCGACTCGGCGGCACGGTGCGAGAGGTCAGCGGCATCACCGATGCATTCGCGCTCGCGCTGCGCGTTGGTGGAGCGTCGGCGCAAGAGGCGGCATCCGCCACATTGCAGTTCGCGCAGGCGATGGGGTCGGGCCGGCTGCAAGGCGACGAGTTCCGCTCGATGGCCGAGGCATCGCCGCGGTTCCTACAGGCGCTCGCCGATGGGATGGGGCAGCCGATCGAGAAGCTGAAGGAGATGGGCGCCGAGGGCAAGCTCACGGCCGACGTTGTCGGCAACGCGCTGCTGAAGGCCCTGGCGCAGCTCCGCGAGGAGGCCGAGGGGCTGCCGGACACCGTCGGCGGGGCGTTGACGCGCCTTCAGAATGAAGCGCTGCTCGCCGTCGTCGCCTTCAACGAGATGACGGGCGCGGCGGGCCTCGTGGCCGAAACGGTCGGCATGGGGGCCGAGTGGATTGTGAAGATGACCAGCGCGGTGCGCGGGCTCGACGCGGACACGCGTGGCCTGTCTGGCACCGTCGACCTCGCTGCGGTCGGGTTCGGCGCGCTCGGGACCATCCTCGAGACTGTGGTCCTGATCGGATCCGATGTCGCGTTCGTGCTGAAGGGCATCGGGCGCGAGATAGGCGGCATCGCCGCGCAGGCCGCCGCCGTGTTGCGTGGCGACTTCGAGGCCGCGGGCGCGATCCGCCGCGAGATGATTGCCGACGCAGAGCAAGCGCGCGCAGCTTTGGACAAGTTCCAGGCATCCGTGAGCGGAGCAACGCGCGGCATCCTTGCCCAGCGCTCGGCGCTGCGCGAGAACAGCCTATCTGCGGCCGAGAACTCGAACGAGCTTGCACGGCTGTCCAAGCACGCAGGGGCCGCAGACACGGCATTCCGCAAGCTGCGATCCAGCGTCGCAGATGACGCGAAGGAAAGCAAGGAGGCGGCCAAGGCGAAGGCGAAGGCGGTGAAGGATCTGGCCGACACGCTGCGCGACTACGAAAGCGTCCGCGCCAAGGAACTCGAGGCAAACGCGAAGTCGATCGAGGGGCTCGACAAGGAGCTACAAGGGCTGCGGGACCGCTACGTCGAGACGACGGCAGGGAAGCAGGTCCTCGACGATCTGGTGAACGTGCGCATCGAAGACGCCGCTGCGACCCACGAGCAGATGGCAGCAATGATGGCGCTGGCCGGCGAGAACGAACTTGCCATCGCACAGCAGCGAGTGATGGCGGAGAAGCTGCGCGAGCAGATCGCATTGCGAAAGGCCATCGCCACTGCGGTAGCTGGCAAGGAGGCAGACGAGGCCAACGCCAGAGCCGCGCAAGCCGCGGCGACAGACTGGCAGCGCACCGCCGACCAGATCGGCCAGAGCCTGAGCGATGCGCTGATGCAGGGCGGCAAGAGCGCGTCCGAGTACATCGCGGGCTTGTTCAGGACGATGGTTCTGCGGCCGATCATCCAGGCCATCGTCAGCCCGGTGGCTGGCGCCGTGGCTGGCGCCATGGGGTTCGCTGGCCCGGCGCAGGCCGCCGGCGGTGGCATCGGCTCGCTCGCGTCGCTCGGGTCGGCCATCGGCGCCTTTGGTGGCGCATTCGGCACCGGCATGGCCTACGGTGGGGCAAGTGGGCTCGTGGGCGGGTTGAGCGGTGCGGGCGCGCTGCTCGGCGCGGGCAACGTGAGCATGGGCCTGGGGGCCGCGGCCGGCGCACTCGGACCCTACGCGCTGGCGGCCATGGCCGCGTACTCGCTCTTCAAGCACAAGCCCACGCACCACATGGGCAGCGTAGTCGGTGTCGACGCTGCCGGCGCCGCCAACTCGCTGTGGGGCGATCCTTCGCGGATCATGGACCACTACAGCGGCGAGACCGACGCAGCGTTGCGCGGTCTCGGCGTATCGGCTGCCGGGGTGCTCAACCAACTCAGCGGCGTTGCCGGCGGCACGGGCGGCTACTCGGCGTTGCTGAAGTTCGCGGCCGACAACAACGACCCGAGCATCGGCGGGCTGAACATCAGCCGAGCGGGGCAGACGGTTTCTGACTTCGGCGTGTACCAGGGCGACTTCCGGCAGTACGCCAGCGACTCCGGCGCGGGGTTCACCTCCTACGCGCGCGACGTGGCGGCCGCGACGCGCGCCGCTCTCGACGAGCTCGACCTCCCTGGCTGGGCGCGAGACCAGCTCGCCGCGCTGGCGCCGGATGCCGACATGACGGAGCTCGCCAGTGTCGCGCAGGCCATCGCCGACAGCGCGCAGTCGCTCGAGGATGCGGCGGCGA